TTCTTGTTTTTCTGTAAATATCCCAACCATCAAACCCACCATGTGGAGCAACTGTAAATTTACGACTTCTAAGTTGTTTGTACGGTTCAGTACTTAAAGTTGGTTCGTGATTAAATTGTCCGGCACCACAATCAAATACTTGTTTACCATTTAATGTAGTTCCTGACCAATCTAAATAAGTTCCTGTTCCACCCAACACTACTGTAGCTCCTGAATCCATGTGGAAACCAGGAGTTATTACATTCCAGTCACCACCTTCCACTGCTGTACATAATGTACTAGGTACTTGTTTTCCTTTATATTCAAAGAAATCTGGGTCATAAGCAGCTCCTATACTATTTGAGACTCCTAGATAAACTTTACTTATCTTATCACCCCCACTTATAGTTTGGTTATTACCTACACCACTACCGAAAGCTGGGTCATACACTACTTCTCCTGCTTTATAATATTTTGTTTTATAAATAATACGTGGATTAACTGGGCAATCATACCCTCTAAATCTATATCCTTCAAAACCAGCTGGTAATGAATTCTTAAATACACCATCCAACAATCCTTCACCTAGATATAACATTGTATATTTAGACTTTAATTCAAATTCCCCTGTAGAAGTACCAATTTTTCTACCTATAAAGGATACTTTTGTTGGGTCTAAGCTACATCTAGTGTATTTTTCTAAAACTTGTGGGTTTGCGTCTGTATCATAGAAATCTCTTACGATTACATCGAACTCCCCTCTTTCGAATGATAAGTTAATTATAGAAACTTTAATTTCTCTATTTGCTGCTGTACCATCAGATATTGAGATGAATTTAAATAATCTGAATATGTCCGTACCTTGTAACTCGGAAACAATCCATGGTGTTTCTGGTGTTGTCCATTCTCTCATATACCACGCAATGGTATTTGTATTAGTTATGTCTCGTGCAGAAGGTAAATATTTAAAACAACATTGTAACCCTCTAATTTTTCCTTTCTTCCAACCATCAGTTAAAAGTGCTGGGTAAGTCTCCTCAACAAATAAAGGAACCTCAGATTCTTTTTTATCAAATGGACTTCTACCAAACACTCTTGACACATAATCTTGTGAAGTGTTCGCCATAGAAGTTTTAAATGTATATACATCACCACCGGTAGTGGTTGCACTTACCCCAAATGAAGCAAATGGATTTGTTAATACTTTAGCATAATCTCCAGTACAATCAAAACTCGCCGTGTCTGCTGTTAAAGCATATACCGGTCCACCCGAAGCCTTAGTACTAAGTCCTCTAGACCTTAATGTTAATACTACCATACCATCATAGTCGGTGTACGGTTCAACACCAGTATAAGTAATTAAATCTACAATAACATTACCAGAATATACTTCAGTTCCAGCTGATGTTGTTCCTGTAACCCCTGTACAAGCGTTAAGACCACCACCATTATTACATCCACCACTTAACCATAGTTGATAAGATATCCCACTAAATGTTGTACCGGTACAACATTCCGCATCTACATAATCGAATAACCCATAATACCACGAATCATTTTTGTAAGATGAAAAATCAGTACATTCAGTGGATAGTACATTAGTTACTGTTAGTGCTGATGTTTCAGCAGAAAATGTTGCAATTGTAGTACCTGTTGCTGCTGATTCAACTGCTTCAGGTATACAACCGTATTGGTATACTAGTGGACAACTCCATGAAGCTAAAGTAGTAGAAGAATAATAAACTGGTCCTCCTGAATAACAAGTTGACCCTGATGCTACTGTTGTTGGGGAGTATCCTCCGTTAAAGAAATTTATAAAAGATGTTTGTAAATTAGGTAGTGTGGTACCATTATTCATTGTAAACGGAGTGTTCACATTATCTGCTGTTGTATCACCCGTTTGATATGGTTCACTGTAAAAATGACTCGCTATGGTTCCAGGAAGTTGTCTGAAGAAATCATCGTGTAAAGCATCATTCGCAGAAAAATTAGCCCCAATAGTACCATTTGTCCCTGTTAAAGGAATAAAGAATGGTAGTGTTAGTTGGGTGGTTGCGGATGTACTACCTGTTAAAGTAGTGCCGTCTAATTCTCCTATTGTAACAACACTCCATGATGGTCCTGCGTCATAACCACTTATCCCCAATACTCTTGTTACAAATAATTGGTTTGATTGACTTAAATACGATTTAGCTATATAACCTAATTCGTATTTAGGTATTTGTGAATCCACATAAGTCATTGGTGAAGTCCCACCAAACCTAGTTGTAAAATCATCATATGATTGAATGTATATTGGTTCAAAAGCTGGACCCTTTAAGGTTTCTCCAACTATACCTAATGTAGTAACACCTACACTTTGTGCTACAAATGTTAAATCTTTCTCTGAAGTATATACCCCTGGAGAAACAAATATTTTATTACCGTCTGCCATGTTTTATAATTTTTAAGATATTTTATTTTCTTTTATAATAAATACATGTGGTATTGACAAAAGTTACGTAGTAAATAGCTATATTTTAGGGTTAGTATGTAAATTTTCATACTTTTTTCATACAATACCATAGTTATATTAAAAATATACCCTGTAATGCCCACCACAGATAAAAAACCAAAAATAAAAAATTTAAAGATAAGTGTTAAATCACATACCCAACTTAAAGTCTATTGTAATAAGAAAGGGTTAAAGATGTTTGCATTCATAGAACACTTAATAAAGGAAAATTGTAAAACCACTAAAGATATATATGGTGAGGATTTAACCGATTAGGATTTCTTGTAAAGTTAACATAGCCACACCAGGATTTTGTTTTACAATCGTTACTTGTAAAATATCACCAGGATTAATCATAATCGGGTCATATGACTGACCAAAATTTATAGCATTAACAGAAAGAGAATAAGATGCTATATTTTTAATTCTTAAAGCTGAAACATTCACCTTATCCTTATATGATATAACAATTACTGTAACACCCGCCTGGAATGTTAATTTTCTATTTGTTTTTGTGGCGTTATCTTCTCCAATATTCTTTTGTTCTTTTTTTCTTTCCTTTTCGTCTACCCCAAACATCGTTAAACTCCTACTAATAGCTGGTTTAACTTCAAACTCTTCCTCATCTAGTAAAAACCCTTGTAATTGGAATTGGTAATTCTGTTGATAGTATCTTCTTTCCTCTGTATCTATCTGACTTTCGTCCCCAATAGAACTTAATACTATAGGAATATAATGACCTTTAACAAAAGTATATGCTTGTCTAGAAGTGAACTTTTGGAGTACCACCCTATTAAAATTATTTAATTCTCTCATTCTATTACATATTATTTTCACATCATATGTAATATCTACTGGGACCGGTTGTGGTATAGTATAGACGTCGTACCCTTTTCTATTGCCGTCCCAAGTAGGTACCTTAGCATAATGAAATTGTTTTCTATCGGGTATAGTATATTGTAAAGCGGGATTGGTTCCGTATTGTACATCTGGTTTTCTCACCACAACAATAAATGGTAACTCTACATTTTTATCCTGATTAGCAAATTTCCATGTTTGAGCAAATTCTGCCCACCTTTGTAGGGTGAGAATACGGTCAATAACATTAACTTTTTTTCCATTAGCTACTGTTTTTAATTGCTCTTGTGTAAAATCTAACATTCCTTTATCAAGGTCAGCATGTAAAACTGATTTAGGTAAATAAGTTCCATCGTCAGTAATGAACTCTGCTAACTCCTTTCGTCTATAGGGCGTTGTTATCCCATTGTACCCTGTTGGGTAGTGCCCTTGTATAGGTCCTGGTGCTATATTTAAGGTTTTTTTTATTTTTTTAGGTATTCCCATTACACTCCTCTAAATTCATTTTCACTAACCCACGAACATACTATTGTTCTGTAGAAAGCTTTATACCCACCTATAGTGTGTTTAATATCTGAAGTCACTCTTCCATCATTTGCGACCACATAATATCTCATTGTAGTTTCATTTTCTGGGTACCCAATATAGTCACCATAATTTATGTCGATATCTAATTCTTCTAAATGTTTTTTGTACACACCTAAAGTCATATTGCCTGGTTCCATCTGATTAACTAATCCACCACC